CGAGGTGCTAATGCATACAGCATCTACAGTGCCTTCACTAACTATGCAAGCTATGCTGATGAACGTAACGGCTTTAAGTTACGTAACACAGGCAAAGATACTGAAGCAGTATCCATGTGGAACAGAGAGCTTGACGTTACCAAGTGGGTAAAGTCCAAGCAGTTTCAAGACTTGGTAGCTGTTTAATGGCACTACCTCGTTTTACACAGAAGCGACTAGACACTTATCGTTTCAATCCACCACAGGATATTGTAGACGCAAATGTTGTGAAGCGTTGTGAGCTAGGCAAAGACCTAGCCACAGCCACACAGCTTGCTCGTAGTCTCAATAAGAAGATAGACCTATGGAGAAAGGGTAAGGACGAAAGTGTTGAGGTGTATGATAAAAGTACTGTCAATCAAGTTATCAATGCGTACATAAAGTCGTGGGATTTTGCACAGTTACGTGACAAGACACAGACAGACTACCGATACTTTATGCGTCAGCTATCTGAGGACATAGGCAATAGGAAGTACAAGTCTGTGACATTGAAAGATGCAAAGCAGATATACAACAAGTGGTTGAACAGAGGAATAACCTTTGCCAACCATGCATGTAGTGTAAGCTCACGCTTATTCACATACGCAGTGCAGTTTGATGATGCTCCCTTCAATCCTTTCAGTCAGGTAACACGTAAGTCACCTATACAACGCAAGGTAGTATGGACTAGGACTGACGTTACCAAGTTTCTTGACACAGCTTACGCTGAGTTTGACACTAGGAACGTAGGACTGATAGTTCAGATGGCTTATGAGTGGGTGCAAAGGCTAGGTGATATGCGTCTGTTAGAGTGGACAAGCATCAAGGATAGGCAGGTTCACATCAAGCAATCTAAGCGTAGAGCAGAGGTATTTTTACCCATATCAGAGGAGCTATTTGACATGTTAGAACAACAACGAAAAGACTTTGGCTTTCAGAGGTACATATGCCCTCAAATAAAGCCTGTACAGGGGGAGTTCCTACCCTATTCCTTGTACGGCCTATCCAAAAAAGGAAGGGATGTTATGCGTAAGGCAGGATTGTCTGATGAGCTACGATTAATGGACATTCGGAGGACAGGAACTACCGAAATGGTGGACGCAGGAGTATCACTTGGACAGATTATGTCAGTGACAGGACACACTAACCCAAGCTCAGTCAAGCCGTACATGAAAAATACATTTACAAGTGCGAATAATGCGTTGACTACACGTAAAGAACATGTTAAGAGTATAAGTAATGTTTAATATTAATACACTTATAAATGATTTACAGTTACGTGATGGTGAAACTAAACGTATGACTTGTCCTGTATGTAAGAACAAGGAGAAGACGTTTACCATCACTAACAACATGGGTCAGCTACTGTGGAATTGTTACAAGGCTTCTTGTCATCTCTCTGGTGCTAAGAAAGTGCATCTTACAAGTGACGATATACGAAAGTCTATTGGTGCGTTTGCCGAAGAAACAGTGGAGATACCATTTGAATTACCTGAGTATGTGATACCTCACAATAATAATGAGGACGTACTCAAGTTTGCAGAAACCTATGGTTTAGATATTGACACAACTGAGTTGATGTATGATGTCAAAGACCATAGGATTGTGTTTCCTATCGTACATGATGGTAAGATTGTTGACGCTACAGGACGTAGCCTTGATAAAAGATTACCTAAATGGAAACGATATGGAAAAAGTGACTTGCCTTATACACATGGATATGGTAAAGTCGCAGTAGTTGTAGAGGATTGTGTGAGTGCCGCAGTGGTTGGAACAGTTAGCGATGTGCATGTTGGGGTTGCTGTGTTGGGTACGTCACTATCGGAATCACACAAGCGATACTTATCACGATTCTCTACGGCAGTAGTTGCGCTAGACCCTGATGCATTACCCAAAACACTAGCGTTTGTACGAGAACTAAAGACCCATGTGCCAGATGTAAAAGCCCTACGTTTGACAGATGATTTAAAATACAGAAACCAACGAGACTTAGATAGTCTTACCAACATAGGAGTATAATATGGAACTATCATTAGTACGCAGTCTGATGGACAGAAAGTTTTACGATGACCATCGTGGAGCAAGATGCCCTGACCGACTGTTCACAAAAGATGTCCGCAAGATTAAGCAAGCCGTTGACCTTGCTATGGACAGATATGAAAGGACTGTGACACCTGATGAGATAGAAGCTCTCTTCATGTCTGGCAATCCCACACTTACAACAGCACAGAAGCAAGCCTATGGCGATTTGTTTCGTAAGATTAAAGCAGAGACACCTATGGGTAGTGACGTAGCACAGGAGGTGCTGTCCAAACTATTCCAACAGGTAGTAGGCGAAGACATAGCTAACTTAGGATTTGACTATGTGAATGGTACACAGACTAGCCTTGAGCCATTACGTAATCTGCTTGAGTCCTACTCAGATGACTTTACTCCTGACCTCAAGATAGAGTGGGATGATATGTCTATTGAGACACTGCTTGCTAAGAACAAAATGGAAGCAAGATGGACATTCAATATACCTTCTCTTACTCGTGTGCTTGAAGGTGTCAACGAAGGTCACTTGGTTGAGATAGGTGCTAGACCTAATACAGGTAAGACATCATTTCACGCAAGCTTGATTGCAGGTCCGAATGGATTTGCTAGACAGGGTGCAAACTGCATTGTCTTATGTAACGAAGAAGCGTCACATAGGGTAGGTGCTAGATATCTCACTGCGGCATCAGGTATGTCAGTGCAGGATATCAAGTCTAATCCTAAGAAAGCTAGAGAATTATATGAGCCTATACGTCAGAACATTAAAGTGCGTGATGTAACAGGTAGAGATATGTCATGGGTTGAGTCTGTATGTAAGTCTTACAAGCCTGACATTGTGGTATTGGATATGGGAGATAAGTTTGCCAAGACAGGTGGCTTTGCTCGACAGGATGAAGCACTCAAGGCTAATGCAGTCCATGCTCGTATGATTGCAAAGCAACACAACTGTGCTATCTTCTACATGTCACAGCTATCTGCTGAAGCAGAGGGTAAGGTAATACTTAACCAAGCTATGATGGAGGGCAGTCGTACAGGTAAAGCTGCTGAAGCAGACCTTATGATCTTGCTTGCAAAGAACCCTGTAAGAGAGAACGAGGATGAGGAAGACCCACAGCGACACATTAATATTGTTAAAAACAAACTGTCAGGATATCATGGTGTTATACACTGTAATCTTGACTACAAGACAGCGAGGTATACAGCATGATGGATGACAATTTAAAACCAAGTATTGAAGATAGAAAGAAATACGACATTGACTTTGCAGGAGACTTGAAGTTTGGTCTGGGCATGGAGGATGAAGTAGTATCTATGTTTAAAGATAAGAAGCTTGAAGTTAAATCAGAGAAAGGTATGTGGCAGAAGACAGGTAACATAGCTATTGAGTTTGAGAGTTGGGGTAAGCCATCTGGTATAGCCGCTACTACATCAGACTATTGGTTTCACAATCTGTGTATAGATGGTGGCATATATGCAACACTAGTATTTAAAACAGAAACCTTGAAAAAAATAATTGACAGCCTAGATTCTAAACGAGTAGTATATGGTGGTGACCATAAGGCATCCAAGATGTACCTTGTGAACTTACAAAAACTTTTTTCAACTGACGTTATAAAGGCATACAAAAATGAAATTAACACTTGATATAGAAAACACTGTAATTAAACGAGATGGTAAGTTACACCTAGACCCATTCGAACCTACGAATGAACTTGTTATGGTGGGTATGTTATCAGATTCAGGTCAAGAAGAACTTGTTACGTTTAATCACAGTGAGGTTGACCCATATCCTGATGGACATATGCTAGTACAAGATTGGCTAGACAAAGCTACTATACTTATTATGCACAACGCATCACATGACTTGCTGTGGTTGTGGGAGAGTGGTTTTACATATGATGGTCCAGTGTTTGACACTATGCTAGGTGAGTACGTATTACAGCGTGGGTTGAAAGAGCCACTGTCACTTGAAGCATGTGCTGAGAGGTATGACCTAGATACAAAAAAGCAGGACACCTTGAAGGATTACTTTAGCAAAGGTTACTCTACTGCTGATATTCCTCACAAGGAACTGTCTGACTATTTATCTGCTGACTTACATGCTACACAACAGCTATCTGACAGGATATATAAACGTCTATTACTTGAGGATGGCTCTTTGCGTGACACAGTAGACCTTACTAATCAAGTAGCTGTGTGTCTATCACGTATTTATCAGCGTGGTTTTAAGGTTGACTTGTCTGTACTTAGTGAGGTGCAGAAAGAGTTTGAAGATGAGAAGAAAGAATTGACTGATGCTTTGACCAAGCAGGTGCGTGAGCTTATGGGCGATATGCCTATCAATCTTAATAGTCCAGAGCAACTGTCTTGGATTATATATAGTCGCAAGCCACAGGATAAAACTGTGTGGGCAAATGCCTTCACTCCCTATGAGCCTGTGTCTGACTTCAAAGCAAAGGTACGTCAGCACTCAGACATCATATATAAACAGAGAGCAGAGCGTTGCACAGTTTGCAATGGCTCTGGTAAGGTAAGAAAGGTTAAGAAAGATGGAACACTTTATTCAAAGCACAATAATTGTAGTAGCTGTAACTCTATTGGTTATTTGTTTATACCAATGGACTCTATCGGAGGACTACGATTCAACGCACCCAATGCAAAGTGGGTTTCTGCCAATGGATTTAGCACAAATAAAACGAATCTTCAGTATCTGGAGGGGGTGGCTCGTGCTAGGAACATGGATACTGCTGTTAGTTTTCTTAGCAGGGTGCAACGGCTATCAGCCATTGACACATACCTGTCCTCATTTGTGGAGGGAATCCGCACACACACCAAACCTGACAATCGCTTGCACGTTAGACTTTTACAGCACCGAACTTCTACAGGTAGACTGAGTGGTGCAGACT